TGAAAGTCAGAATAGCTTCTAACCATCCGGCATACTTGGCTCACTACTCTCGCTGCGTCTCTCGACACCTACTGCCTTTCTTAAAGGACCTGAAGTGGAGTCGTAACAGCTTAAGGAATGAACCCGTGAGGTTGAGGAACCATAGTCAAAACGCTCGACTCTACTCTGCAGATCTCAGTGCAGCGAGCGATTATATTGACCATGGCCTAGGCCAAGCCGCCCTAAAAGGGTGCTTGGAAGGGCTGGGCGTGCCCAATCACGAAATCGAAGTGGCCATGCGTTGCTGTGAACCTATGATGTTGCATAGTCCGGAGGAGGGTATAGAACCCCAACTAACGACTAGAGGCGCACATATGGGTCTAGGAACCACATGGACAATTCTCTCGATACTTAACGCTTTCGCAGGATACCAGGCTTCATCAGACAACGGCACATTTGAGATCTGTGGCGATGACCTGATTGGCCTCTGGACAGAAGCCGAACGATACAAATACAAGAAATGGATCGAACGGCTCGGGTTAGTCCTGAACGAAAAGAAGTCCTTCCTTGGTGTCAGGGGTGTCTTCTGCGAGAAGTTAATCGAGATTAACGGCGTGAATGGGCAGGGGGTGTTGGCGGAGGAGAGACCTAACCAAAGCGTGACCATAAAAGAGTCATACCCACTAGAGAGCAACCTACTACCCGATGCGCGTGGAAACATCTACAAGATCGTAGGGGAGAGCAGAAATTGGCGAGAAGTCCGAGAACTTGCTCAGCTAAAACTGGCCTCTCTCCCGCGAATCCACGGGCTTGGGTCTGGCCCCATTGCGTTTGGCGGATCGGGGACTGGGCGAATAGCCGAGAAAACAGTAAAGAATAAGATCAAATCTTTTCTGTTAAAAGGGCCTTTCGCACTGTCCAACCAGAGCGGAACAGCGAATCTAAGAGAGACGCTAGAACCACTCAGGTCCCGATTGACAACGGAATGGAGCAAAGGAGCAGTGAGGTATGACGACATCTTGGTCGAAGTGATGAGGGAGGATCACGTAAAGG